TTTGGAAGTCAACACCCTGCTGGCCTAGTGTGCCAGTACGTGTAATCCAGATGTCACAGGCCACGGCCATAGCAGCTTCTCTGACTTCTGGGGTGGTGTCATAAAGAGCTGCTTGGCTTGTTAGCACTGCTCGCCCATTAGGTATTACATGGCGCTTAGTTATGTTTGCGTTTGTAATGGCAGCCTCAAAGAATGTAACGCCATCCTCTTGACCTACGGCTGTAACAGTGCGTGATCCGTCAAAGGGTGCGCCACACTTGCTAACCGTTAATGCTTGGCCAATTACAAAAGTATTGTCGTAGCAATAGAACCGGGCAACATTACTTGTAAGTGATACGCCCTTGATAGACACATCATCAAAAGTTAAATAAGAAAGAATTATGTTTTCGGCGCTATCTGCAACAGATTGCACAACTGCATCAGCATAAATGTCACCGATACCAAGTACAGCCTTTAGCTCGCTTAGTGTAATCAGTGCCATTATTTAATCCTTATCTATAGGGGGTGTGTGGGGGGCACAGGGCCGCACCCCCCACACGATTGCTAACTTGAATTAGGTCAAGTTAAAGCGGCGTACGCCACCAGCGGTGATTGTCTTAACGGCCATGTAACCGTAAAGCATTGTTTCGATCTCACCAGTTGTAACTACGTTCGTTGAAAGCTGTAGAACTGGGCTTTCGTAGATTGCAACAGATGATGGCACAACAATGAATGCTGATTCATCAATGTTGGTTGAAACAGCCTTGTTCGATACGTAAAGGTCTAGGCCCATTACGTTTCCGCGTAGTGACTGTGTTCCAACTGCACCGGCAGCGTTTTGTGGCTGTGATGCACTAAAGATTGGTCGCTTGGATGAATCCTGTGCGCCAATTAGCAGACCCCATTGGGATGTGCCAGCGATGTAACGTGTAGCCAATTCGCCAGTAGCCAAGTAAGCGGCTGGTGTTTCGGTCTTAACGAAAGACACAATGCCATCTACGTCTGCGGCGGTTGCAGTTGCCTGTGTTCCACCAGCAGTTAGTTCTGCAATTACTGCAGCTTCGGTTGCCTGTGCGTAAACCCGGCGCATGTTATCCAACATGGCTGCGTAGAAGCTTGGATCTGCGCGGTCAAAGAGCTCGACAGAATAACGCTGTAGTCCCTTGTAGGCCTTTACGGTTGCATCAACATAAGCGGACACAATACCGGTTTCAGATGGTGCAGCACCTTCGGCTGTTTCTGCAACTGATCCTGATGTGGTGATCTTTGGAATGGATACGGTCATACCAGCGTTTGGTAATGCGCGTGTACCGATAGCATCAATCGCGCCACGTGCGCCGATCTGGTTGTCTACTACCTGTGATACATACTGAATTGGCTTAAATGCTGGGTTGGTCGTAAAGGAATCGTCAGCTGCATTTACGTGCTTTGCATCCTCGGCCTTTGCATGTGCAATCCATTCTGCACTTTCATGGTTTCCGCGTTGAGCCTTAATTGAATGCTCTAGGAAATGTGCTTGAGTCTTAATTGGTGATCGAGGCTTGGTATAAGCCACTGGTGCTGCAGCGTGAACAACAGCGGCTGCTGTTACTTCATCTGCAACTGGTGTTGTTACTTCGTCCACTGTTGTCTCCTGTGGTTCATCCTCGGCAGGGGTTTCTGCTTCGGTGGTTTCTGGGTTTTCCTCGGTAGCTGCTACCTCTAGGATTTGGGCATCTTTAAATGCTGGATTTGTTACATGTGCAACGGCTTCGAGCTTTGCAGATGATACGACCATCACACCCTTTTCAATGGTGTATTCATTGACATTGGCTTCAATGCTAAATGCCGGGCGCAATCCCTCTGTTGCTTCAATCAATGCGTCATTGCCAGCATTAGTTGGTGCAATCTTAAAGGCCATTGAAATGCCTGCTGGGCTTACTTCAACACTGTCACCGATGCCACGTCCTAAAGGACGTGTTCTGTCATGTTCGGCATTAAGAATAATTTGGCTTGGGTCAATGTCACCGAATGCGCCAAACTCAAAACGTACAGGTCCAGCAGATGTATTTCCACTTTTTCCAAACGGTACTACCAAGCCTCTAATGGTTCTGGTCTCAACACTTGCGGCCAACACTTGGCCCTCAAAATTAAGTTGCATCTGTTTCATTTCCTCTCGGTGCTAATTCCATTTCCTCACGGGCTTCATCAACATTGATAATCCCAGCTGCAAGCATTCTTTCCAATACTTCAATTTGTTCTAATGGATTACCACGTAGGTAATCATCTAAATCAAATTTAACAACCGAGCCACGTGGGGTAAGATCATTCATACTTAAACGCTCTGAAATACAGGCCATGTACGGCTTCAGGCTAAAGTCCACAAGGCTGCGGCGCTCTTGACTTACATTTGAGTAAGTAGCGCTGGCGCTTTCGGCATTTATGTACCATGCCGGGATGTTGCATAGTCGGGCAATTTCTGCAGCTGTATTTAAGCGTGATTCAGTAAGTTGCATTTGCCCGGCATCATAACCAAAGGTTGTTACATCTAAAGGTCCTGACAAGTAGGCGGTTGAGCGTTGCTGCCGCGCTTGTTTCCATGATGCTAATAGGCTTGATACCTGCTCTGGCGGTAAATCTACGCCAGTGTTCTTTATAACCATTGTTGGGTTTGGTTCAGCAGCCATTCGGCTTACTGCCATTTCAAGTTCTAATGCTGTTCTAATGGTTCGGCCACCACGATTTAGTAGTCCCTCATCTAAACCACTAAACATGATTAGCGATCCAACACCATAAGCGGGACACAAATTACCATCTAGGTAAAAGCCATTTAGAATTTCATCAGTTTGTAAATCAGTTGTAAAAGTAACCCGAGTTGGATCAATGCGGCGGCATGCAATAGGTCGGCCATCCTCTGGGCTAACTTCCAAAACAAGCCAGAACGCATGTCCCAAAAATAAAACGTCTTCAATGGTCCAACACATAGTTATAAAACGCGGCAAGGCTGGATCAGGTTGCTTTAAGAGTGGTCGGCCCTCAATTTTTGCGCCAGTAACTTCATTGTAAGAATGCAAACCCAATTCACCAATAGTTCCGCAGATAATGTTTCTGGCTCTCGCTACAGCTGGTACTTGCATAGCATCGCCGCGGTTAATACCAAAGGCTTGGAATGGGCTGAAATTGTCTTGGTAGTAAGGTATGGCCAAATTTGCCTTGGCTTGCACATCTGATTTTTCTGGAGTCGTACCCAATAAGAAATCAATAAGTCCCATACTGCATTATCTCATAAATGTGTGACATTCAAGCATCTGTATAGCGTGTCGGGAAATGTGCGGGTTAGTGATAGGAGTGACTAACCCGCACATGGGGTACTGCCAAGTAGACCTTAAGCACTAATGATAGTCACAGTCTGTTGTGGCGCACAAGCATGACCCGCTGCCATAACTAATGCAACGGCAGCTGTAATTGGTACTTGAGCAGCTCTACGAGCAATACGCCATCCACCATCTGATGCTGGCCTTCTGGCACATGAGACTAAGTGACTATGTAATGTCGGTTGTCCGGGATGAATAAACTTGCCAGACTGCATTGCATTGAGTGTTTGATCGCAACTAATAGCAAAGCCAGCACTGGCCCATGGTGTTGGCTCGGTAGCAACCCCAGCTTGAGCCAGCCTTGGCGCAATGTAGCCAGCAGTGTTTGGATCATAGGCAAGTTTTCTAGGTCTGTATCTACGAGCCAGTTGTGCTATTTCGCCTGTAAGTTCCAAGTCATTTATGCCACCATCTCGCTTCCATTCATGCAGGAATACTGCCAAGCCCTCTGGCCGCTCTTGAATAGTAACTAGGCATGCAATTTCTCGGTTGAAGTTTAGGTCTATAGCCATCCATGTTGGCAGTTCATCCTCTAGTGCCACATCAGTCTCGCCAGCATTCCACATGTCCATTGGCCATGGTGAATCAATGGCATCTACCCACATACATAAAGTCTCTGTCTTAAAGGCATCTTTTGTATCAAAGATTGAGGCATCCTTAATGTTTTCTTTTGTAATTGTGTAGCCCATTGCAGGGTTAGCCATTGCCCAAGCCTTTTCATCATTTACATCTGATCCGGCAGGTGCGCTGTACTCGTAGTAACCCATTCGGCTGGATTCAAAGGTCAAGGCCCTACGCCTTTGTTCATTTAAGACATTGCTGTTTAGATCGCCAGCATTCGATGTCCAAAACACTTGAGCATTGGGTCTGGCTCGGGTAATCGGCGTTACAGCTGCCCAAGTTGATTCATCAATCTCTCGGAGTTCATCTACATAAAGCAGGTCAGCAGTTGAGCCACGTGGGCCCTCACTGGTTGCAGCTCTAATCGCGTACTTTCGTAGGCGCTCACATTTACCGCTACATGACTTGGGGTAATGGTGGCAGTAAACCTCAATTTCCTCTTGGCCGTTTGTCCGGGATACTCTCTTAATCCGTTTACGCATCCAGTCAAGGCTTTCTGCCATGTCTACTGTTTGCTTGAAAGTATCTAGTGATAGTTGGCGTGTCTGTGACATGGCAATAATGCTTTTTTCACCAAAGATAAATAGGCCAGCCAGCATTCTCATTCGCATCATGTGAGTCTTGCCATTCTGTCGAGCTACGAGAACCCCTACTTGGGATCTTGCCCATGTGCCATCTGGATTTACCTTTAAGGCATCATCTAAGACATGTGATTGCCAAGGCAGTAATGGAACACCTAACTCATCCGCTAACTGGCTTACTAGCGGGCCTGCGCTGGGCAGTTTTAGTGGCGGGCTTTGTATTCTTGGTTTTGACAAGCCGTAGGAAATCTCCGACATAGGCTGTTCCATCATTATCCTCTTGTTTACTGGCAGTACGTGTTTCTACGGTTAGGTGCAGCTGCTGCAACACAATTAAAAACTTACCACTTAAGGCTGTTATGTCTTTAATGTCAGCGCCCATGTCAAATGCCGTATCTAGTGCCTTGGCCATACGCCGGGCAAGAGTAATGGCAGCTACATCAGTGGAAGTGATCCAGTTAGCCACCGACAATGCAGAATTCAAGGATAGGTAGATCTCAATTGGTTTATCCTCTGGCGGTTCTAGTTTCTTTACGGTCATGACTTAGGCCTTTCGGTTGTTGGTGGGTCAAATCTAGCCATCTGGGGAGAGATTCCTGC